GGACGAAATCATTAGCTTCTTTTTCTGCAATTTTTAATCTATCTTTCGCCATTTTCACTTCTTTTGCTGGTAATCCTAGATCACCTATTTCTGCATATCTTTTGTATGCAATTTCCTTTTCTGTAAGTTTTTCTCTCAATTTTGCTAACATAGCATTATTGTAATCAATCAAACCTTGTTCTCTAGTTTGTCTACCAGCAATTGTTTCACCTATACCTTGCATCCTTCCAGGAATAGCTCTACCTAAAAACTGCATACTGACAGCACCTTTTGCATCCAATGTAGCTATCTCACCTGTTTTGACTGCTTTTTCTATTTGTTGTACGGTTGCTTCCTTACCTAGTTTTTGATCGAGTTTCAATACATCATCCATCGCATAACCTTTTGCTATGACATATCCATCTCTCAATTTGTCAGCAGGTGCTTTTGAACCAAAGAAAGCAGAAAAACCTGCACCAAATAATTCTCCTATTCCTTGCGCTCCAGCACCAAATATAAATTCAGATGTTAGTAAGTCTGCTATTTCTTCTTTTGATTGTCTTTGTAAATCACTAGATGATTCGTATGCTTCCTCTGCGGCTTTACCACCAGCAGTACCAATACCAGATGCAAGGATGTTTGCAATACGTTGACTACCAATCAATGATCGAAGAACACTCGCTACTCTAAGATGCGGTGATAAAGCAGCTATTGCTCCGAATACAGGGCCTGCAATACCAGAAAAATCAGCAAAATCTCCAGATGAAAATCCTTTTTCGTCTATTACAATATTTTTGTTTGAAAATAAATTTCTATCAAATAAATTTTTCTCTGCTAGTGTTCTTTGTCCCTCTGGAGTTATAGCTAAGTTTCCTGCGCTGTCGTATGCAAAACCAGTAGAGCCTGCATACTTTTGTAATACAGCTTCTTTTTCAATCTCTCTGCCTACTTGATCTCTACCTTCAGCTATACCCAAAAGTGAACGTAACTTGGTGCTTTTTACGCCAGTATCGTAATCAAAAAAAGCCTTATCGTAAATTTTAGAGCCTTCAGTTTTTTCAAGTTCGGCAAATGCTTTCTGAGTAGCTTGATCTTCATTATCAGCCTCTACTCTTATTACTATATCTGGTCTTACTTTGACATCGTAAATCATTTTTTCGTTGCATCTATGAATGTAGTGTTGGGGTATGGGTTAGCAGCAGAAACTTCTGTCGTTGGAACACCATAACTTCTGGGTCTAAGAGGTATTGGCAAACCGTTTGTCGTGAAGTACAAACTTATTGCATCATATTTATTTCTAGCTGTGTTAGTTCTTTGGGTTACGCTATTAATTTGTGCTTCTATTCTTTCTAACACTTCTGTTTCTCTTGTAAGCGGATTTTTAAGACTACCAACTAATTTTTCAGCAATCTGTCTATCGACATTAGATATTGTTCTACCACTTTCACCTGTAATAGTTTTAATGTTACCATTTGCAATTTGTTCCAGAATTACAATAGCTCTTTCTCTTGGTGTCGTAGGTTCTTGTGATCCACCAGGTAAGAATCCTCTAGCTTGTGCAAACAATGAACTTGTTATTGCACCCAATCCTGTAATTTCCGATTCAGACATTATTTCTTTTACAGAATTGAACATTTGCATACTAATCTCACCTTGTTCAATATCATTAATAGCTTCTGATAATTTGGTTGTTTGTTCTGCAATTTTATCAGGTGCAGTATTTTTTACTCTTTGTTCTGCAAGAAATCTATTAAACCCTCCTTCCTTTGTTGCCATTGCAATTTCTGCTTCCCTTTCTGCTTGTCTTTCAGCTTCTTTCTCTTCAGCAGCACCAGCAGCTCCTAATGCAATTCCTTGTCCAATCTGTCCAGTGGTTGCTAAACCTTTACCGATGTTTCTTGCAAATCGAATAAAATCAGGACTTTGTATAAATTCAGCAAAGTTTCTTTTTGGAGCTTCTTCACTTGTAATCTGTTCCTCTGTTTCTAAAGTGTTATCTTGATCTCCGCTTTCATCGTCATCTTCTCCGCCACCTTCTTCAACTTCGATAACAGAAACGTCTGGAGTGTCAACATCTGGCTGTCCTCCATCTTCTGCTGCATCTGATACATTATTTATTTGTTCTTGAATTTGCGCTTCTTCAAATTTTTTCCTTTCTACTGTATCTGTTTCTAGTATCATTTCACTTGGATCTTTACTAAAGAAATCAGTATCTATACCAAATCTATCTAAAGCGTCAGATATAGAATCGCCTATAAATCCAATGGGTGAAACACTTTGTTCAGGATCATTCATACTCATAACCATTCTATTTACTTCTGATGGTGTTCTCCCACCACTTCTTAAAAAGAAGTCTCTGTCTCCACCGTACTGTTCTGCTCTGAAGACATCACCTGCTCTCTTACCTAAAAAGAAATCAGAAGCACCTTCCAAACCCTCTCTTGCAAATTCCCCAATACCGCCTAGAGTTGATCTTGCCGTGCTTTGATATGTCGCAGGTATGTTAAAAGACTCAGACAAAGTCCCAATACCCTCTTCAGGTGTTCTGAATTTTTCACCTCGTAAACTTTCTATAGGCACAACATCGCCAAGAATTTTTCCTTGACCTGATCCCATTACATTTTCTCTGGTTTTCATAAGTTCTGGCTGATCTTGCCTTATGAAATCTTCTACAGCAGATTTGACTTCACTACCCAATTTTACGCCTGGTGTGTTATACAGTGCGTAAATCTCTTCCGTCCTTGCGTTACCACTTTTTATCTTTTCTAGTGCTACGCTGAAATCCATGGTACTAGCGTTACCAAATTGTATTTCTTTCGGGCCGATTCCTCCTATATCGTCCATCATTCCTGATGGAGGCATCGTTTGTGCATCTACTGGAAATAATTCTCTAGCTTCCAGCATTTTATCCATAACAGTTGCTGTTTCGATTTGTGGAAACTGCTCTTTCAGGAGTCTTGTTACCTCTGCTGGAGAGTATCCTTGAGCAGTATAGTATTGAATAAGTCTATCTGCATTGACTGTAGCATCCCTGTCTATAGCTGGTGTTGTGAAATAAGATATTCCATCAGGTCTTCTTACTAAAATTGGGTCATCTCTATCGCCAGTGAATTTGACTTCATCGCCATTTGCAAACATTTGTCTTTGAAATACACTCATAACTATGCCATCGGTTGTCTTGCACCGTAAGGACTTCCACCGTAAGGACTAGGATTAGCAAAGTTAGCGTATGTGCTAAACATCGAACCGATACCTGCTGCTGTAGGGTCTGCTGGTATTCCGTATGTTGGTGTTACTTGAGTCATTCCTGATTCGTAACTTGGTAAGAAACCTTTGACAAATGTCGCAGCAGTCGCTGGTGCAAATCTATCTGCGGTCTGGGCTGCAAATGCTCTGCCAAGTCCTGTTTCTTTAACATCTCTAGCAGTACCACCTAATCTTGCTAATTCTGCTCTTTGTTTCTCTCCGAGTGTTACAGCTTCTCTACCTAAACCTCCGAGTGATGCACCCAATCCTGCAATCCCTCTGCCTGCACCAGCAAGCGTGCTTCCAAATCTTTCTTGCGCACCTCTTTGTCTACCAAATTCACCCATCGCTGCGCTTCTAGCATCTCTGAATCCACCAGAACGTATGCCTGCAAGTGCTTGTCCGAGTCCTCTGCCAAGTGCTTCTCTTCTTTCTTCGGCTGTTAATCTTGCTCTTGATCCAAATGCTGACTCGCCACCAGTTTTGATGTCTCTGGCTCTTTGTGCAACATCTGCCATCTCACCAGCTTTGAAAACATCATCTATTGTCTGTTGCACTACTCTGTCTTCGTATGGATCAAAATAGTCTTGAATCATTGTTGATGGGTCAAACTGCATATCAGCAGCTTGTCTCGCTATACCAGTTGCGTCTCTAGTCAGACCAATACCTTCTAGTATTGCTCTTTGGTTTGCATCTAAAAATGGTTGAAAAGATCCAATACCACCGTATGCTCCTCGCATCGCTTCTAATTCTAATGGCGATAACCCTGCTGTTTGTTGTATGGGAGTAGGTGAACCATATACTCTATTTGCTGCATCAATAGCCTGAGATATTATTCCTGGAGTATCTGGTGATCCGAAGTATGCCTCTCTTACAAATGGGTCAGAAATAATTTCTTTCCTTTCGACACCAAGCATTACAGGATTCATTCCAATTGGTACTTCTGACATTGCCATTATATTTCCTCGAATATATTCATTAGTTGACGCATGTTTGCTACACCGCGTTCTCTGTCTGGGTTATCTGTTTTTACTAGAGTAATGCCTGAATCTGATTTTGATAGATCAAATGCACCTGCACCTCTCGTTGCTTTCGCAGTCATCACATATTCACCATCGCTTAACATCGCTGGTATATCATCTGATGTGCCAGTTCCAGGGCCTGCTGATTCTCCACCGTCTCTCATGTCAAGTTCAGCAATACCACCTTCACTAAAATATTGTCTGTTTATTTCACCGCCACCAGCTACATTCAGGACTGATGGTTTTGGAGCTAGTCCAAACTCTGCTCTTGTACCGCCAGTTCCCATATCGCTTGCTAGTTGGTATCTACCTAGTGAATCCATCATCACTTGAGGTGTTGCGGCAATACCTTTTTCTCTTCTTTTGTAATCATCATATACAGCTTTTCCGAGTACACCCATCGCAGCTAAACCACCTATACCACCTGGAAACTTATCAAATACACTATCTTTACCGTATGCAGACTTCAAACCTTCTAATCCACCGAGTCCAAAATAGTCTCCTATACCGCCTTTTCTAGTAGGTTCTGGTACATTTCTTAGTTTACCTTGTAAAACTTGTATTTCTTCTAAAACTTGGTTCGCACTAAAATCGTCCCCAGCACCAACAAATTTGTCATAATTTTCGTATGCAATCTCTATCGCTCTTTCTAAAGTTGATTTTGCTGGGTTGGGATCATTCAATGGAGATGTCCCTGGTATTCCAGGTATCCCATATTCTTGAGAGGCGAAAGTGCCTAGTCCTGCTGTGATAGCAGCTCTATCAGAACCGCCTGCAGCTTTGGTGATTGCTGCATTTATGATTGCGTCTTTTGCTGCTTTGTTACTAAAGACAGATGTTATTGCGTTTGTTATCGTACTTAACATATATTTTCCAGCTACATAATATTATTAGGAATATCACACATTTATAGAAATATTTCCATTAGTTTTGACAGAAACAGTTCCTAAAGTTGCTTGCAGTTCATATCCTTGTGGATTAACTGGATTATGAAGCTGTATCCATTTGTTGCCTGTATATACTTGTAACACGCCAATAGATGTGTTCCATATTACATCACCTTGTTTAAAAGCTAAAGTGCTTATTTGTTGATCGTTGAATTGCGGAGTTGAATTTGGATCAAAACTACCTAAGTTAATTTCTAATATTCTGACTAATCTGTTGAATATTTCTCTTCTAGCAAACTCATTTGATTCAACAGGTAATCTAGTTTCAAGTAATCTAGCCATTATCTTTTACCATCTGGTCTTACATTATATCTGGTAGTTCCCAATCTCCACCCAATAGATACGTTCCCACTATTAGATTGATCGTCATTAGATTCAACACGCAAGACAGCTTGACGACCTCTTGCTCTAATATCTTTCTTTTGCGTAGACGAAGCTATTTCTGCTGTTGATTCAGTAGTCAAAGAATCTCCAGGATAATTTCTAACTTTGGTAACTATATTGACAGTACCTGAGTTTTGATCTTGTAAAAATTTTATATCAGGTATTACAGAAGATATGGAAGTAAATGTGTCGCCATCCCCTAACTCAAAGTCACTAGACTCAACAAACACACCTGTCATTGCGCTGCCGTCGTCGTCAAATCCTATTTCATGTTGATATAAGTAACCATCATTAGTTGCTTGTGGATAACTTACAACACCAGAATCAAGCCAAGCTGTTCTGACTAATTGACCGTAATACCAAATTTTTTCTTGCGTGTTATAAATAACATATCTGTCAATTTCATTGCTATCAGCAGACGGATAAAACCAACCTACTTCGCTGTGCTGAATGTTTGTAAAAGCATGTATTTTGTAAGCCTGTCCTTCATTTATATCAGAAAAAACATAATTTTTTACCGTGCATGGCAATTGTTGTACCGTGCCGTTATAAACATAAAAAGCACCATAACTCATAAAATATACGCCACTTTCATCAACTACAGCAGCCTTCGGCCCTATCAAACCACTCGCTTCATTAATTAAATTTGCTGAAAAAGTGAGAGGTGGCCCTACAAATTGCATACTGTAAACAGATGTATCAGTGAATATGATAATCTCTTGTCTTGATTTAACGCCACCAACTATCAGAGATCCACTTGATAATCTTAAAGAACCTGCGCTGTTTGTAATTAATGGTTCAAATTCCAGTTCATTTTCTTGATCTGAAAATGCAACCAGCATCGGATCAATTGCTCCTGATCGACTGCTGCCTGATATAGGATCAGCACCTAGTACAACCAAATGTCTGTCAATTTCTGATGCAATTACTTGCAATCCTAAAGTTGGAACTAAATTTGCACCAGATGTAGTAGCAAGTTCAACGGCTCTTGTTGATGTTCCGTTGTTTTCTACCCATCTATATATACCGCCTCCTCTAGGATTGATGATGAGATTTTCACCAAAATTGTCATGTGTCCATAATCTTAACTGACCATTTGCAGTAAGCGCACTTGTTGATCCAAATGTTCCAGAACCCCAAGTGCCTGACCCCCAACCAGCAGATGTTACATATACATCAAGACCAATATTTATCTGATAACTACCATCAACACCGCTACCTCCATTACCAGAGTCGCTAGAATTTGCTGTTACTGTTACTCCACTCGTATTTTTTGCAACAAAAGTGTAAGTGCTTGAACTAGGAACTGTTGCTATCTCATATTCTTGATTTAATACAGCAGCAGTAATATTACCGCCAAGACTGACCGCACCTGAAATAGTAACAAAATCGCCCTGTACTGCGCCATGCGAAGAATCTGTGGCTGTAATAATAGATGATCCGTTTGTTGCAGAAAAAGTTATGCTGTTAGTCGATGTTTTTCTTATTGGTGTTACATCGTTAAAATCATCACCATCTTTTATATAATATTTTGATGTTGTCCCTAAACCTAAATATAAATTACTTCCTAAACTCAACCAATTATGTAAAGCTCTTGAAGTACCTAGATAAGTTTGCGTGGTAAGTTTTTCCCAACCGCCAAACTTTTCGACTCTACCACTCCTGAATCTAATCAAATTACAATCAAACCAACCGCCACCGTTATCGTAGGCAGTTCCTTCTCTGTCAATACCTGGTCTAAAATTTACTTTTGTAAATGGCATCTATACATTTTCCCATTCTTTATTCTGAAACAAAAGAGATTCTGCTTCTCTGCGCCTGATTAAGCCATCAAGCACTTTACCGCCTGCTTTGTTCCATCTCTTTATTTGCGCTGGAACTTCATCATACTCTGAATTATTTAATTTTTTCAATAATGTTGACGAAGATAAGTTACCGCTACCGAGATTAAATACCCAAGACACCATCGCGTCGAACTGGTGCTGTTCTAACGGCACTTTGACCATATCGTTGATGTACCCCTCATATTCGTGCATTTCTTCCTTTAGGAGGGACTCTGCTTCCTCTTTGGTTATTTCCATGTCTTCAGTAACACCCTTGATTGTTCCATATCCAATCGTTAAAACATTTGCTGCGCATCTATAGGCTTTGAGTTCGCAACCCTCAAACTTTTTTATAAGTGATAGACCTTCTTCTGAAATATTCATCAGTAATCTCCCCATACTTTTACTTTTTTACCGCCAAAGTATTCAACTGCGTGTCCTTCTTTTATGAGTATTTGACAAATATCTTCGCCTTCTTGCGTATACGGAATACCAAGTATGCGGCCGTACTTTCCTTTGCCCAAGGATTTGACCTTAAAAGATCCCTTACAAAGTTCTTTCAATCGTTCTTTTGCTAATAAACCTAGTTTCTTTTCTGCTAAATCTCTAGTGCTC